TGGGCTCGATAGCGATGACCTTCTTGGCGACCTTTGATGCCCTGAGCGAGTAGTGGCCAACATGCGCTCCGACGTCGAGGAACACTCCGCCTTGGGGAATGAGGCTGAGCAGTACCTGCTCGACTGAGTCCTCGTGCTGAGGACCTATGCCGTCGCCGGAGGTGATGTCGACATCGACCTTCCACTTGAGGCCTGCGTTCTCGAAGATCACCGTACGGCCTCTGAAGATCGCGTCAAGCGCCGGCCTCCAGTAGCTCTTCCAAACATGATCGATGTCGTAGCGCTTTGCTGATACACGTGCTTGCGTTCTGTACGCATGCCAGCGATTCTTGTCCGTCTTCCAGATCTGATACGCCTCTTCGTAGGCGTTTACGATCTCGGGTATAGACGGTGCGACCCATCTGCCGTTGTGGGTTGCGTTCCACTTCCGCTCGCCTGGAACTAGCCAGCCGTTGTGGATTAGCTCAGGCATAGAGGAGCACTCGGTGCCTATAGCAGGCACGCCGCATGCCTGAGCCTCGACGATGGGTATGCCAAACCCTTCGCCCCAGCTGCAGTTAGACAGTACGTGTAGCGTTCGGTACCACTCGCGGAGGATGTTGTCGCTAATGAGACCTTGCTTGTACATCCACTGATCGACCGCACCGACTGCGCCCTCAAGTCCGAGCAGGTGAATGATGTACTCGAGGTTCGTGCCTTCGTCCGCTAGCTGTGTATGTACTAGAAGTGCAGAGTCGGGATGTGCTTCATGGAAGGTCGCGAACGCCTCTAGCTGCTCGTACCAGCCCTTGCGTTGGGCGTCGAAGTTCGTCGCGTTGATGCCGATGACAAAGATGTCGGAGGAGATGTTGGCTTTTATCCTTGCCATCTCAGGGTCTTCTGACGGCTTCCAGTAGGTCGTATCGATGCCGTGAGGGACGTACTGGAACTGCTCGAAGCCTGCTTGGCGTAGCATCCGACCGCCGAAACGGGACATCGCGATCGGGTACGCCCGTGCTGCGCGAAGGTGCGCTAGGTCTGCGATTGACATCGGGTCGCAGTCGATAGGCGTCCAGAAGGCGCATCGGATGTTCGCCTCGGCAAAGATGGCCGAGTTGATTGTCCAGACATCGCGAAGGCCGATCAGGAGCTTTGCGTTACGCCGGACGTATAGCTGCGCCAGATCGAAGAAGTCACCTACTGGCCAAACCTTGATGCCATTCCATTCACGGGGCACGCCTCTGAGGCCTCCCATGGATGCGATCTCGATGTTGTAGCCCTCGTCGCGCATCCTGCTTGCCCAGATCGCCGTCTGTCTCCCATACCCGGTCTTGTAGTCGGGGTCCGCCGACGCCCAGACGATGAGATCTTCGGTCATGTTGGTTCCTTTGCCTTCCGTGCTATGATCCTCTGGAGTCTGTACCATGTGTTGGTACAGCAGTCGAGGTACTCCTCGAAGTTGCCTACGACATCACCGATGATGACGTTTGCCTCGGTATCCTCATCCATGATGTCGAGCGCTACACGGTAGTTGCCAATAGGTTCTTCGGTGTCAGCCACTCAGGCCTCCATAGTTCTACTGCGGTTGGGTACGGTCTGATACCTTCCTGCCACTCCTCCAGCTTGACCATGTCACCCCAGTTACGGCCGATGTCGACTCCGACCTTGATGGGTACATAATCTCCCATGACCGCTCTTGCTGAGGCCACCATGGTATCGCGAACGGTAGTAGTGACGAACTCAAGATCGTCTTGGTGGAACTCCCAGAACAGCGCATCATGAACGAGATTTCGACACCATGCCTTTCCCTTGAGCTTTGGTCGAAGCCAGTCAAAGGCTTGAATACAAATGTCGCTTGCAATGGACTGGGGATAGAAGGCACAAGCCTCATTCTGTACTTCCTTCTTGTTCTCGTCAGTGATCAGCCAGAACCTGCGCCGCCGTCCGAAGGGGGTGATGAGGTCCTCTCCGTTGGTAGCTTGCCACTTGACTTCCTCACGGAATCGAACAATGTTTGGAATGACTCGGAAGAAGTTAGACAGGCCTCGCTGAGCCTCTTGAACGCTGATGTCAAATTCATCAGCAATGGACTTAGCCTCGCGGCCGTACGCAAGGCCGTAGACATAGCACTTGACGATGTTCCTGACGTCTTTAGGGTTCTCGATAGGACGGCCAGAGCGGGTAGGCTTGATTGTAGGCTCGAGTTCCTTGAAGAGGTCTCGGCTTGGGTCGGAGAAGATTTCGCGGAAGTACTCTTCCTGGGCGAGCCAGGTGAGGACTCGGAGTTCAATTTGTCCATAGTCGAACTCTCCTAGCAGGTTTTCGTCTTTGACTACTCGGAACTGACGCTTCAGTTTGTCGCGGCGAGGGATGACCTGTAGCGACGGGCGCTTCTGGCTCGTGCGCCCTGTGACTGTAGTGTGGATCATTACAGTTGGGAACACTCGGCCTTTCCAAACATGCTTCCGTAGGCCGCGTGCGTATGTACCATTGTACTTAACTGCCTTACGATGGTCCAATAGCGTCTCGAGGAATGCAACCTCCTTGGTCTCGGTCTCGACTATAACCTCGCCATCGACAAGATTCCCTGCTAGGGTTTGTGTCTTAGGTCCTTCTGGGTACTCGACCCATGGTCCGAGTGGGTTTGTCCGTCTACGTCGCTTGTCTCGGTATTCAGCAAGTAGGTTCTGGAGAGTGTCAGCGTCAGTAGTTTCTGACCTCGTACCGTTAGGCCTACGGACCATTGGTAGCGGTACACCGAGCTCATGGAACACATCCTTCAGTTGCAGCGGCGAGCGAGGATTGAACTCCGAGCCGATGATCCTGAACATCTTCCGTTCTAGGCGCTCGATCTCAGCGTCGTACTCTCTGATCAGCTGCGCGTTGTATCTGAGGTCGACTCCCATGCCGTTGAGTTCTGTGAAAGCCAAGTTGTTCGCTGTCTGTACCATGAAATCGTGCAGACGAACCAGTCCCCACTTCTCACCGTCAGCTCGCGGCCGGACGGGTTCGGCGAAGTCATCAGACTCCATGAGGGCCATATTGTGCTCATCGAGCGCGAACGTACCGCACGTATCAAACGCGTTGTACTTATAGAGCACAGGAAGTGGGATGTTAGCAAAAGACTTTGCCTTTCCCGTTCCGAGGTACTGCTTGATTTCGTCGGCGTACCTTGGGTACCCGAGCTTCTCTTCGAGCTGCTGCTTGAGTCCATGGTGGCCTGGTCTCTCGTCAAGGATGTATGATTGCAACATTGTGTCACGGTGGAACACAAACGGGACCTTCTTGTGGGTCCCTTGCTTGTCAAACTTTCCGTTCTGTGTTATGATTGTGCAATGACGTAGGTATAGTCTCAGACACTCAAGGACTGCATCGCTACGGCAGGCTGTCTTGCCTATGACTATGGCTTTATCGGGCGCGTAAGCGAGACCGATACAGAGTAGGCGGTATCGGTAGGGATGGTCAAAGGAAGTGTCTTTGTCTCCAGGAACGGAGGTTTCAATGTCAAGAGCAACACAGCGAATCCCTCGTCGTTGCATCTCCCGAAGGCCACGGATAGCCGTGATAGGATCTTCCCAAACAACATAGCCTGGCTCCTTCCATGGCGGGGGCGGTAGTACAAGCTTGCCGAAGTCGTTGGCCATGCTGGGGAAGAATGAAGCGTTCCTCAGACAGGCTGCTGGATGATACGAGCTGTATATCTGTACGGCAGGAAGGTCTGCTATCTCGCGAGCGGCGCCTACCCTCAGGCGGGTAATGCTATCTCGTGTTCTAAACAGTCCTTGGGCTGGGACGTTCCCGAGTGCGATGACCTTCTTGACGCCACGGTCCTTAAGCTCGGCTATCAGCCTCGGCCTGCATGCTTGGACTGCGAGCGAAGGCGGCTTGATGTTCTCCCGACGGTGGACGCAGAGGCAAGCGTTGGTCAGGAATAGCTCGCTCCGTTCAATGTGGTAGTACTTCAGGACCTGATCAAGAAGGCGCCCGGAGGCGCCGATGAAGGGCTTGCCTCTGCGTATCTCATTCTGGCCTGGGTTCTGTCCGATAACGGCGATGTCAGCCTTGGGCGGCCCGTAGCTAGGTACAAACGCGAACTCATCGTCGAACAGTGGACAGGCGTGGCAGTTCGCCAGCGGGTGCCGCTTAGGCGGTAGGAGCTCTGTCATTGTGTATCAGGTAGTCAGCGAACCGCGTTCCGCTCGCGTATCTGGCTGCGACGTTGTCTCGCAGTACCTTCAGTACTTGTACCCAGCCGTAGACGTCGTCTAGTAGCTCGAGCATGTGAAGCAGTAGCTGGTCCGCCTCTCTAATCTCTCCGTCATCGATTGGTATCTGCTTGCCGCGGTATGGAAGGTCTGTCATGGGTTATCCCTGTACCATTCTATGGCAGCGTCCAGGGCGGTATTATGCATACTGGAGCCAGGACCTGGACCGTAGTAGGCGCGGTATATCTTCCTCCTAAGGTCCGTAGGTAGTCGGTACCAGTCGTCGCGACAGGCGAGTTGATTAGGCACTACCCGCCTGGTACAGCCTACGGCTGGACACTCGTGCGTTAGGTCGTGATCGGCGGCCATACTGGGCTCACATCCCGTAGCGGTATTTGTCGCGGCTCTGGGTGATCAGCGTAATCGGTTAGCCGCTTGATGTTCCCTGCAAGCAGGTCGAGGTCAAAGTCGGTGGGGACCATGTCGAAGTAGTTCGGCGGCCTTGGCGTGTTGAACTCAAGGATGTCCCGCATGCCTTTGCCATAGTGCGCTGCCGTGAAGGGAGCGCATGTATCGAGGCTGCGTACAATACCTCGACATGCTCCGATCTCGCCTGCCCAGGCATCGTTGTATCCGAGCAGGTGGAACCCGAACCGTTCCGAGTACTCGTCGTCGACCAGCATGGCTAGTTGTACCCTAGCGTGAGGATCATTGCAGGCGCGTGAGAAGGCCCGCCCGGCAGCGATGGTCTCGACGAGCGGCATGAACCTCGCTACGTGATCAATGAACTTCGCCGCCTTGGCGATGGTGTCACCATGAGCGACGGCCATGAAGCTCATCTTCACTTCGCCATGCATCGCTTGGCAGAACCTATCCCAGCGCGTGAAGAAGTACTGCATCGCGCGCACGGTTCCGATTGGGTCGTTGAGGACGTCTGGAGCGACAAGCTCTTGCACTTTGTAAGCGTGAGCCTTGGCAATCAGCTCGTCGGGATGCAGTGACTGTTCTTCCCAGGCGCCGTTGTCCAGGATGACATAACGGTTCTTGTCTGTACCTGCCCGTAGGTAGTACTGCAGGTAGTTGATGTTCTGGGGCAGCGGCAGCATCATCTGGTATCGGAACGGCTCTGCATATTGCATGAGCGACGACGGGGGTATGAGTGCTATTTCCATCAGCAGTCGTCCTTATAGGTCTGTAGGTACATCGCGAAGGCCAGGACGGCAAAGACTGCCTTGTCGAGGTACGAGTCCATTACTGGCTCGTTAGTCGGCTCGACTCCGGGCATGTTTAGCTCGCGTAGCCGCGCAAGCTTTTGCAACTCGTTGAAGTCGGCGGACTGGTAGGACCTGAGCCCAAAGTATGCGGCGGTGAACTCGAAGTTGCTGAACGGTGCTGCCTTGCTGGCGTAGTCCGCTCGCTTGCGTTCAGCCGTTTTGATGATCTGGAAGATGGCTGAGTCGAACGCGTCGTCCAGGGACAGCGTGACGGTCTCAGTTTTGCCATCGTAGTGAGCGGCAGCACCTGCGGTCCAGGCTGAGGACCCGACCTCACGTGTATCAGCCAATTGGTGCCTCCCATGATTCTCGCTTCGCTTGCTGGCGGGCCCTAAGGTAGGCCTCACGCTGAGCCTCTCCCGGGTCGTGCTTAGTGACCACACCGTTGGTGACCTTGATGATGTAGCCCTGATCGTCGCGGGCCTGCGCAGCCATTCCGCTGCGGCGCGCCTTGCGTTCCGCTCTTGCGGCCTCCCATGCAGGGGATCGCTTCTTGCGCTTGGTCATCTGATGCCTCTCAGTAGTTGGAAGAACTCCGACTTGGCTCCGCGCGTGTCGTCAAGATAGACGCCTCGCATTGCCGATGTCGTTGTCTCGGTCCCGTGAGCTAGTGCCCCGCGATTCGTCATGCACGAGTGAGTTGCTTCCATAACGATCGCGACGCCAATTGGGTTCAGGATGTCCATGAGCTGGTCGGCCAGTGTGGTCGTTAGCTCTTCTTGGTTCGTTAGCGTATGTGCCGCCGCCTGCACGTAGCGTGCGAACTTCGAGAGGCCGGCAACCTGGCCATCAGGGATGTATCCGATATGACAGACGCCGGTGAAGGGTGCTACATGATGCGCGCAGAGTGACACGAACTTGATGTTCTTGTTGATGACCATCTCGCGCGATTCGGACTTGAAGGTTGTGAAGTTCCAGGTGCTCTCGTCCCCGTTGGTGAGGTCACGAACCATCTGAGTGAACCGTCGAGGTGTGTCTCGGAAGTGCTCGCTCATGGGATCGTAGATGTCGGGGCAGACCTTGATCAGGAATGCCGAGAACAGTTGCTCGGGTGTCCAGTCTTCCAGGTCGATGGCTTCTGGCATCAGTGCCTCCTCAGTGCTGTTCTGAATTCGAGCCGCAGTGGATCAGGTAGCGTTTCGATCGCACGCTCTAGGTCTTGCATGGTTAGGGTACCTGGCGCATAGGTTGCCCAGGTCTTTGGTGTCTCGCTTACGCTGACCGAGACGACTTCGGGATACAGCGTTGCCGCAAAGTCGAAGAGGTACTTTGCCATGTTCTCGGCGGTCGGGTTGAAGTCGAAGGCAGGCTTGGTTCGCTGCTTGGCTGCGTAGCGGAACTCATACTGGCTGCCTACAGACATGTCTTCGTCGGTGATGCGTGCAAGATCTCCGTAGCCTAGCCACCGGTGGTCTAGCATGTCGTCAAGCCATTGCTTGAAGGTACCCAGCTCGCCGTAGTCCCTGACGAAGCCTCTGCGGTCCACCGCACTGGATCCGAGAGTGATCCTGATCATGTAGTTGTGCCCGTGAAAGCGCGAGCACTGATGTTCCTCAGGCAAGTCAATCAAAGCGTGAGCGGCACTAAAGCTGAAGTCCTTACTTATGATGTACACGTTTCTCCTAATGGACAGGACCCCTGGCCACGCCACAGGCCAGAGGCCCTGCCCGTTAAAGGCCGGCTCGAGACGGAGCGACCTTACTTCTGGCGGTACCTTCCCAGTACTCCACGTAAGTCATCCTCACGCTTCATCGCGCCGGACCAGAAGCTCTCGAGCCAGCCGCTTAGTCACGGCAGGAGTGAGTCTTGCGTCTCGCGCCGTGCGCCAGTTGATGCCGTCTGCTTGTAGGGCGAGTACCCCTGCGCCTGGATCCAGTAATCCGGGATGTCGGGGAACCGCTCCTTCTGCTTCCGGTTGACTGCCCGCCGGACGTACAGCTCTCGGCTGAGGTAGAACTCCGGCTCAGTCGGGACGTCGAGGTCGCCGCTGCTGTCGAGGCTGTTCTCGTACTCGCCGAGCGCCTTCAGGATGCCGACGATGGTGTACAGAGCGCCCTCCCAGAGGCAGGCGTTGACGAAGTCCTTGCGGTTCAGGAAGTCCTTCGACTCGCGGTTGGGGACCTGCGTGTCGGGTGAGTCCTGAACTGTGAACTCGAAGACCAGCATCGGCTTGCCGATGTTCTCTCCGTCCGCTGGAGATGACATCGTGACGTCCGTGATGGCCATGTGATACTTGCCAGCCGGCAAAGGCTCCCGGTCGCCCGACCTGGACTCTTGCTCGCTGACGTTGACCTTGATACCCATGATAAATCTACTCCGTTCTACGGGATCCGTTTCCGTCTTCCGTTTCCGTTGTTTGCTTGCCCGCCGTGATCATCGGGTACAGGGTTGTCATCTCAGGTGCTTCAATGACCCGAGGCAGCTCGCCTGTACGTGACTTGGCTACATATCCCTCCGTGAGTCCGGTGAGCAGTAGCCGCTTCTCTTCAGTGACGATTGAGGTTCGGCTTCCCTCCTCTCGCTCTGTGAACTGCTTGGTATAGAGGTAGACGACGTTGGAGAACATGCCGGCAACCTGATTGCCGAGCTTGCCGGGTAGGTCAGGTTTGATCCAGTTGACCCCGCGGTTATCTCGAGACTCAGCCTCATGGCAGCACATGATGAAATTGACCGGCAGGTCCCGAAAGCCGCGTACCAGTCGGCGCATCTCTGAGATGCTCTGACCCCATTCACGTTGAGATGGTACATCAGGATTGACCTCTCCGCCTCCTGGTCTGCCCTTCACCATCAGGGTGTTCATGATGTCGCGCATGGAGGTCTTCTGCGCTTCGGTACCTGTGTCGATGATCCAGGTCTTGAAGTACGATCCCTGATCGGTCTTGCACTGAGCCTCCAGTGCATCCCGGACGTCCCAGAACTGGTCGAACTTCTCGATCTGCATCCGAACGACGTCAGGAGCGACAACACGTAGCGTCTCTGCCTCCGCTGCGTCCGTCGACAGGTGGATCACTGGACACATTGCAGCTACCTTACTCGCACTTGCAGCGAGCGTGGTCTTCCCAGAGCCCGGCTTGCCGTAGATCAGCATCTTCAGGTACGGTTGAAGTTCCCTGACCGGTGCGATGGGGATGCCGGCGAACTCTGTTGGAACGCCTGGCGGAATGACTCGGCCGCTGATTGCTCCTTGCTCGATTGCTGGCGCGGCCATCACTTTGCCTCTCCATGAGCCATGAAGTCATCGACGATGTTCTTCACTTGCTCGCGCAGTATCTCGACGCGCATGGGGTACAGCTCGGGAGCGGTAAACGCCATGTCCTTCTCGAACTTTGTGATGGCGGCTTGTAGCTCTTCATCGAGGGTCATGGAGGGGCGCTCGCCAAACGCTGCCTTGACATTCGGGTTATCGGGCTCTAGTGGAACTGAGAACGATATCATGCTATACGTTCCTCTCTCAGGATACGTGCCCTAACAAAGTAGGGCTCCAGTTGTTCATAACTGGAGTCTAGGATGTCTTGGAAGTGTCCGCCTGATTGACGCTCCAGACAAGGTTCCTGGAAGGGACAACGTTCGCATTGCATGCGGCCGGAGTTAGGGTAGATCGGAGGGTTGCCAATGTACTGTTCGATAACCTGCGTAGCGAGATCTGCACCTATTGTTGCCAACTGGGCAGTACTCTTGTAGACGGTAAACCACCTGAAGAACTTAGGACCGAATTCGGCTAGCCACTCAAGGTACTCGTCATAGAGTCCGAGTTGGAAAGCAGCCGGGTCCCTCTTACTGACGTACTGCTTGAAGATGACCGGATCGGTTCGCTGGTTGTGAGCGACCGAGAACTTGCGGCCGAAGCGCGGTTGCATTAGCAGTCTAGGCCTCTTGGGGAATCCTTTGTAGACCTGAACGTACTTAAACCCTGCAAAGTTGAGGCCGAGAGCATGAACGAGGGCCCACAGGTAGGTTGCGATCTGACCGTCCAGCTCGAGGACGATCTGGTCCCTCAAGAGCATGGCGGTAGTCTTCCAGTCAACAAGCCAGTAGAGGCCGTTGTGATCAACTAGCACCGCATCAGGACGAACGCCGTAGTAGAACGGTTTACCGCAATGAGGGCAGACGAGAGGCGTCCTCGAGAGGGGGTCAAGGATCGGCGCAAAGGCTTCACGCTCAACAGCGATCGGCGTGAAGTTCTTCCGATTCATAGTGCGAGCAACCAAGCGGAGCATACCAGTACCGAGCTCGATGCGCTCCTGATAGTCGACTTCCTCTTCAGGGTCGAGCCGATAATGCTCCTTGCGGTCTAGGTACTCACGCTGCTGGAGCTCGCACGTATCGATGAACGCCTGCTTGGCACGGCGATACAATGCGAGAAGAGGCCAGTCCCACGTGTCGGGAGAGTACAGCGTCTCCATCCCGACGTGGAAGGCAGTCCCGAACTCAAGAGGAGCGGGACGAATGAGCGGCGAGTAGCCATCGACATACTGCCACTGATACTGAAGACGACAGCCCCGAAAGGACTTGAGTTGAGATCCGTGTATCTCGTGGATCGCACTCAAGTCCATCTATAACCGCCTGTTACTTCAAACTGGTTATAGATCTATTATATCATGGGTCCACATAAAACGAGAAGGCCATCACACTTGGTTGACTTTTAGGATTTTGTTGGTGTAACCGGCGGGGAAGTTGTTGCCGGCGGTGTCGTCGGAGGTACCGTTGTTGGAGGTACTGTCGTCGGCGGAATGGTGCTAGGTGATGGCGTAGTAGGCTGAGGCGCTGGTGTAGTAGGAACGCCTGGGATGACGGGCTGTGAAGTCTGCTGAGGTTGCGGCGAAGGGATGCCTGGAATGACTGGATTGTAGTTCGGCTGATAGTGCCTATGGGTATGCGTAGGCTCAGGTGAGGGGGTGGGAGAGGGTCTGGGAGGCGTTATGTAGACATAGGGCCCGGGGGGCTGTTCATGCGGAAGTAGATGCCTCACGATGTGGACTGTAATGATGAATGCCGCAACTGGTGTTATGATAATGGCAGCAACGGATGCTGTTAGCATGAGCCAGGTTGGCGGCTTCTTCCTCTTACGTTGCTGCAGTCTGTGCTTACTCACGTGGACCAGACGGGATTCGAACCCGCGATACCATGGCGGCTGATCAGTTCCGCTCCTCTTGCTCTGGCCCTCCGACCTGGCCCGACCGCCAGAGGGGGGGAGTCTGGACAGCCGGGCCAGGCGCCTAACGGGTTACTTGGCGGCGGTACCGGCAAGCAGGCGGAGGTCGAATGCAACCTCCATCGGGTCGGTCACGCCCGTGAGCGCGGCGAAGGTAAGGTACGGGTTCCCCTGCGCCAGCTTGCGGTAGTGCGCGACTGCGGCGTCGTGCCCCTGGCCGTAGCCGTAGACGCAGACCGCACAGACGCGGCCTTCGTTGGCGCCCTCGAGCCACGTCTCGAAGTCATCCGGGTCGCTGAGCAGCCCGTCGGTCGTGATGAGGACCTCCATCGCGCGGCTGCTGTCGTCCGGGAACTCCCTGAGGTACGCGGTCTCCGCCGCACGGATGACCGGCATGACGTACGTCCGGCCGCGCTGCTCCACCATGTTGCGGAACTGACGAAGCTTCTCCGCCACGTTGGCCGGATTGACATCGCCGAGGAACCGAGGGTCATCTTCCGGCTCGTCATCGCCCGGAGCGAAGGTGATCTCGCCCGGTTCGCTGAACAGCCAGCTGAGAACTCCGCCGCCCTGCTCTTCAGCCTGGCCAGCAGTGACCGACGCCGTGTACGCGGTGTCGTCCTCTGCCAGTTGGGCCACGATCAGGGGCATCGTTGCCGTGATGAGCTCGACCTTAGTGGTAGGGCTCTCCGGTCCGGCCTCCTCCAGGTTCGACCCTGACGCATCACCGATCCAGATCGGCTCCCGCTTACGGTTTGTAACAGGTGCCTCGATCTCCGTTCTGGGCGTCCGCTTGCCCTCGATACCGGTTACTGCGGTCTCCTGGATGATAGTCATCCAGACCCCTTTCGGGACAGGGAAGACAGCTCCGATGCTGTCCTCCACGCTTATGGTGCCAGCACTAGTATCAGGATGGTCATGAGGACTGCTAGTGCTGACCAGAACAGGATTCTGTAAATGAACCAGATCAAGTACGCCTCGCGTCAGGCTCCCAGACGTACTTGTGCAGCTGTACGTTCAGGCGCCAGGGCAGGTTGTTGTGCAAAATGAAGCTCACGATCTCGGCAGATGTGAGAGACCTCTCCCAGACAGGGCCACAGTAGACCAGCCCGAAGTTCTGCATGTCGTGCTCTCGATACAACCTCATCGCGTGCATGAGATCGCCCTCGTCAAGACAGGTGAACTTGATGACGTGTCCGCCTGCCTCTCTCAGTGCTTGGTAGTTCTCAAGGCGATTCGGGTCATCCATCTTCTCGCCTGAGCCTGGGAGCTTCCAGTCCATGATGACCTGACAGCCTTCTACCACACGGTCCGTATAGGGCAGGGTGCCGTTGCTGAACATCGTGACTGAGTGGTGATAGAACGCCAGGACTTCTAGTAGTTCGTCAATCGCCTCCGCGGACTGGAGCATCGGTTCGCCGCCCGTGAGACAGACGTCCTCAGCCCCGGTCTCGCCTGACATCTTCGCGATGTCGGCATAGAGGCTGGCCGGACTCACCGATTGCTGTTCGCCCCTGTACAGCTTCGGGAATATCGCATATGGGGTATCACACGGCCATCCTGCGCAGCGCAGATTGCAGCCGGCGAACCTTACGAACTGCGTCGGGATACCTGTACGAGGCCCCTCACCCTGTATGGAAGGGTAATGCTCTAGGAGTCGGAGTATCGCCACTCCATACCTCCGGTAGTTTGTATCGTTGATCATCGACTCGTATGTCGACATCGCCTGGCCGCCCAGCAAGGAGCTGCGCTACGATGTTCGTCACCACAGTTAGCACCGCCGGACCGTATGCCACATCGAGAGCGACATGCTCGGCAAGGACCTCGAACTCTCGCAGGTCAGGACCGCGGTACTTAACGCTGATGAGCACGCTGGTACTCAGTCCCTTCCAGTTCACCTAGCCACTGCTCTGATGTGACGACGAGGTACATGAGAGCGCAGTGGCCTGGAGCGCACTCGACGCCCTTAGCGTGGCCATGTAGGACGACTAGGTCCCCGAGCTTTGCTCGCTCCATGGCATGCGCCTTCATCCTCTCCCGATCGACGTTGTCGGGCATGTAGAGCTCACGGTTTATTTCAGCCACAGGAAGTACCACCTCCGCTTTGGCGCTCCGGCGTGCCGGGGCTCGTGTTGCATAACTTCCGTGAACGTTTCTTCCAGATGGTCCCACGCCTGAGTCGTGTCCACACCTGCTAGGTCGCCCGTGGCTACCTTACGCTCCATCGCCTCATCTGAGGGCGGCCGCTCTATGAGTATCGTCTCAGGTACTGGCGGTAGCTCTGCGAGTGGAGGCTCGGGAGGTGCTTCGTGGTAGCGATACATCGTCTGCGCCGCGAAGACGGCCCGCCATTTTGCTAGGTCAGGATCTGTCTCTCCGAGCGTCGCCTTGAGCAGCGGTGGTAGCCCTCCATCGTCTTCGTGGGGCGGCGCTGGTACAGCATGATTGAGCGCGTCAGGCATCGGAAGGACGCGCGTCGGGACTACTGCTTCCTCTTCCGGCGCTTCTACTACGCCGTACGACTGCGCGGTCATGCTCCTCCTTGGGTAGACTTGTTGTTCAATTATATTATATCACAGTACCTCCTTGTAAATCTAGCCGACCCATTAGTGTATTTTCTAGCCGGCTGTATCGGGGGGTGGTGGTGCCTCAGGTGTAGGCGAGGCATGCTTACCGGCCGGTAGAGCAGGCGGTAGGAGATCCGGGCGGAAGGTATGCGGTGCTAGCCAACCCGCCGCTAGGGACAGTCCGAACGCGATAATAATCGGTAGCGTCTGTACCTGATCCGGAGTCAGGTTGTCTTTCAGCCATGGGATAATCTGTATGGCCAGTCCGGCTAGGTATCCAGCGACTAGGGTTGTCGCCGGCGGGGCGACGGCCTTGCTCTCAAGCGGTCCGTTAGCCATTGTGGTTCGGCCCTCCCATGATTTGACTAGCCTGCGCCATCTTGGCCTCGCGCAGCTTCGCCGTACTGATATGGACCGCTTCCTTCGCTGTCTTCTCATCCGGCACGGCAGGCGCGAGGACGTGCGCATTCGTGATGTGGTATTGGGTTCCGATTAGAGCACCCCTAACCGTTATCAGGAACGCGTAGCCGGTCACGATGTTGCCGCCGACCATGAAGGTGCTGTAGTGCACGTCCATGCCGACGATCTCGAGGCCGACAGGATGCTTTGGAACGTGCGGCGCGATTGCCGCTAGCATGCGCTTGCTCAAAGGCTCGGGATCGGCTAGGTCGGGCTCGGGAGTGATGTTGATCGCGCCAGTCATGTCGGGCATTATTTGTCTCCGAACATTGCTCTGAGGTTGCTCCACTTACGGATGTTCGTTCCGCGGACGCGAAGATCAACTGTATCGCGGGCCATGAAGTCAACAACGTGTACTGCATTCTTCTGACCCATGCGATGAAGGCGGTCTTCGGCTTGCTTGTTCTTGCTCGGATTCCAGGCTCGGTCCGAGAAGGTCACTGTGCTTGCTCTGAACAGGTCGATGCTCTCGCCGCCTGTCTTGATCGTCCCCGCCCAGACGTCGTACTGGCCCGCTTGGAACTCGCGCATCATGGCATCGCGCTGCCAGTCGGGAGTCGCCCCCGTCATCTCAGCAACCCGTAGGCCCTCTGCTGTAAGCCGCCTGGTGACTAGCTGCGTATACGAGACGCTATTGCTGAACTGGACAATGGGATTGATGGCTCCGTTGCGACCTCGTTTGCAGAGACCCTCGTCCTTGATGAAGTGGAACAGCTCGTCTAGCTTCGAGGACGGCTCCGTGATACGGATCTTCTCAACGCCGGAGGGAAGGGTATGCCATTCCAGGTGACCAAGTGAGCACTGCTGCAGCCTTACTAGCTGGGCAATGACTACTGGGACCGAGAGGGGCTCGTCTTCATGTTCACCGATCCACGCCAACATGTCGCGCACCAGTTGGTCATAGACCTTCTGCTGCGTAGGTGACAGGTCAACATACATCTGGCTGTAGTACTTCTCGGGCAGGTCATCGAGTACGTCTTCCTTGAGGCGCCGCATATAGAACGGCCTGATCATCTCGTGGAAGCGAGCCAGCGCAACTGGATCGAGCTCCTCTGTCGGCTCACCGCGGGTGTCGAGGATCTTCTTCATCCCGTCGACCTTCTTGAACGTCTTCTGAGTCTGGCCGATCGTCTCGCTAGTGACCTGACAGACAGCGTTCACGAATGGCCAGTAGCCTCGGAACTGTCCCGGGTACAGGAAGTTCAGGGTAGACCACAGGTCTTCAGGCTTGTCGTCGGCAGGCGTTCCAGACATAGAGGTCTTGTAATGGGTCTTCAGTTGCTTGATCGCCCGCGTCTGTTGCGTCTTCCGGTTCTTGATCCGATGCGTTTCGTCCAGCAGGATGTGGAAGAAGCGTACCTTCTTAAGCTGCGGCATGAGGCGCATGGCCTCGTAGTGGCAGATGAGGTGCGAGGCTTCACCATTAACCGCTGCATGTATGAACGGCCAGCGGTCCTTCCGGTTGATGATGATGACCCTGGCGTGCGGCATGAACTCTAGCAGGACGTCACGCCACTTCTCATGAACGCTGCGCGGAGCGATGATCAGCGTCATCCGGAACCGACCTGGTCCGGTGTGCAGAGTATCTGTTCCATCGCGCAGCTGCTTGTCGATCGCGGAGCCTTCATAGGTCTTGCCCAGACCGCAGTCGTCGCCGATAAGGCGTGCAGGTATTCTGGGCGTACCGAGTTTGTCAACGAGTTCTTTCTGGAAGGATCGTAGCTCGACAGTCACGCCATGCGCTCCATCTCTGCAGCCGCAGCTGCCTTAAGAGCGGCCTGAAGCTGCTCCTGTGATGTAGCGTTAGTCATGACTCGCGTCTGGCTATCATTGGTAATGGCGAGCACAATCCAGCCGACCAAGTCCGCCGGGTCGATGTCGTGAATCTGGGCAACTAGCTCGCCGCAGTCTCGGTTTGTGAGAGACGCCATGCCTCTAGTTCCTCCACCCGAGCCTCGAGCTCTGTTATACGACTACGCTTACGACGACCAGTCGTCTGCGCATACAGTTCCTCAGTAGGGCGCATAATGAGCTCCCATTGCGACATGCTGCCGCGCCCGCCTGCGGCGATTTGCCGCACACAGCCCATCGCTACAAGCCTACGCATTACGGGAGTGTATCTACTCACGCCCAGTCCGAGTTCCTCGAATAGGTAGGTCAAGTATCCTTTGTATACAGGACCAAGAACACTTGATGCCATCTGGTCGTAAACTCGTACGCACTGCTTGTAGAGCTCAGTCATTGCTGTTCACCTCCTCCCGTAGGAGGGTGGGTGGACGAGCGGCGCGCGAAGTACCAGATCGGAACCGCTCGCCCACGCCTCAGGCCTAACCCCTACCTGCTCGCATGCCCCGAGCGCCCTCCCGCGACAACGGTGCTGGAGCGGTGCCGTCGCGGTACTTGCGTCAGTAACCATTGCATGCTTCCCTGTTCGTACTACTCCGCTTCCTGCAGTTCGCCGTCGTCGGCGCCGAGCTCTTCCGCCTCGGCCTCGTCGACTGACTCCTGCGCGATCTCGGCCGCTGCGGCCTCTGGAGTGCTCGCCGGCTTCGCCTGCTGGCCTGCCTGCCGCTTGGGCCGGTTGACCCACCACTCCTTGAACGAACCGATCGCCACGTCCTCGTCGTCGCTCTCGATCCCTTCCCAGTGAATGCCAGGACGAGTGGTCGCCTGCCCGGTGACCGCATCGACTTGGCGGTCCTTGTGGCGCTTGCCGTCAGCGTCGAAGTGCGCGACCGGCATGCCGTTGGACTCGGCGTTCCGGCTGAGGATGTACAGCTGCGCGCTGTTCAGAGTCGGCTTCGCCAGGCCCTCGTCAACGAGCCGATGGGTTGCCTCGACGGGTGTGATCCAGCCGTCGCGGACCTTGTGCTTACGCTTCGGCCGAGGAGCCTCTTGCTCTTGCGCCGGCTCCTGCGTCTGTGTCTCTTCCGCCATGGGAATGTCCGCCTTTCGTCGGATCTAGGTTTGCCATCTATTTCATTATATAACATGACCTAGATGAGAAGCTAGGACATACCCGTTGGAAGAATCTTGGAATTTTATGGCTCGTCTCCATACGGAATAAGGATGCCCCGACCGCAGATGGAACAGCAGACGTCAGGTTCTGAAGCGGCTCGCGAGAGCGTGACTAGGTACTCCTCGACGCCCTCACAGCGGCAGGTCTTCTGCCACAGCATGGCCGCTACGTCCTGTGCGATCAGGCGCCAGCCAGGAGGCTGAGTAACCTGGTTACCGTTGATAAGAAACGTACCAGGCTCCATTGCCGCATAGATTTTTTGGTCCAACCTGGCCTGTCGGTCGAGGTCTCTGAAGACACGGTTGTTGAAGATGATGCCGAACTCGGACCATTCGGTGAAGGATTCGGCATCTTCGACAAAGAATTCACAGTCCACGGAGCGAGCGGTAGCGAGCTCCTCGGCGGCGTTGATGTACTTCTCGGAGGTGTCAAAACCGGTAGACTCCACCCAGAGGAACTCTTGGGCAAAGACGCACTTGGTACCTGGGCCGCAGCCGACCTCGACGAACGAGGCCATAACGGAATGATATTCGTCCCAGAGCCTTCTGGCCATCGTGAGGAGCTGCCCGAACTTGCCGAGAGGGTATGGCCGGTAGCGCCAGACGTCGCCTTCTGGCTCTTGATCGGTCCAGGTGGCCTCCATGGCTATGAGCTCTTGCATAGCAACGCTGGCCTTGTTAAACTTGGCTTGGTTCTGATCACATGCGTTCCAGAGCCACTCCATTGACTGGCCCGATATATCGGCAGGGAAGGGCTTTGGGGGCTGAGTTGGCATTTCGGCTACTCCGGGGAGGCTGTATACGGATCGGAATCGGGCATCGGTGGCAGCTCGACGTCTTCGATGCCGGGCTTATCGGTTGTGAACCTAGAGACCATAGTACCGACGCCGAGGACTACATGTGTCGGGTTGCGTTCTATGTGTCTGATCGCTGTCGTGTTGGTATCGATATGGTACAGGCTGAAGTCTGTGCAGGTCAGACAGTACCAGTAGTATGATCTCCTGAGTTGCTCCTCGTCAATTACAGGCTTGGCCACGCATTACCTCCTTACGCGTACGGTCCTCTGTCGTCCCAAATGTTGTCATAGTGGTCGCGACCGCCAATGTTTCTGTGCACGTGTCGCTTGTGCAGGAAGATGTCGTGATAGTACCAACCGATATTGGATAGATCACAGGTCGATCCTATGCATGCGACGAAGCCAATGCACACGCCGATCCAAAAGATTGCCCAACATAGTAGTACCATACTCACCTAGCCCACCTCATATCTGTCGGATCATAGTTTGTCCAACCCTCGGGTAGTGGCGCTCCCTGCGCGGTGCGGTCATCCATGTACTTCTTCGCCGCACGGGAACACTCTCGGGCTTCCTCTGGCGTCGCGTGCTTGTGTATGCATACGTACCATGGGTACCTATTCACTCTCAGGACACCGGTAAACGTACACTGCCGAGCGGTTCCAGCCCTGAGCGTCATGAGCTGTCCTTCCTAAGTTCCCGGTTCATCAGTTCATCCTCGGCCGTAGATCTTCAGCTAGGGGTGCAAGTATGATGTCCTTGCCCTGAGCCCTGAACATAGCCCGGAGGTGAGTAAGCAGGTCTATTAGCGGCCCGGAGCCTTCCGGGTCTTCATAGCCATGAGCAACGATGCCGCCTCTCTCGCCGTTGTCTAGCATCAGGATCATCTTGATGCTGGGATCATATTCAGGATCAGCCTCGACCGCTGCGATCACTCGCGCGCAGATGCGTGTAAGCATTTCCTGCTCTGGATCGTACGTAAAGTGCTCATCACGTGTGCCCATTAGTGCCTCCCTATGATTCGGGCAGCTCTCTCGCGTCGTTTGCGACTTCTCATCCCGCCCCAGTTGCCAATCAGGTTGGACATGTTGACGTGATCGAAGTGGTGCTTCATGCGTCGGCCTGCTGCTGTGCGGAGTCGTAGTAGCACGAACATTGCTATTAAGGCGCCGGCTAGTACCCTAACGTCTCCGTGATGCTTGAACACTAGGTAGCCGCTCACTATGGCCGTTCCTGTCGCTATCACCGTCAGCCCTGACAGGGTGTCGTACGTCGTGAGTGCCCTCTTTGCTGCCTCCCGGTGTCCCATACCAGCTCCTGACCTCGGTAACGGCCTCTGCTTGTCCCGCCCGTGTCTCGACTCTGATCTGCGAGCTGTCGAAGCTTGACATGACCTTGCCTCCCAGCTCGATAAGCATCGCCTCATACACGTGATTATCATCGGCATCGTCGGACATGCTAGAACCTCCATGGTTCTATATCTATTATATCACAGCCTACTGGGAAAGATCCAGCGTCACCCCTTGGAAACTTTTTGATGGTCTGTTCCAGGCCAGCACCAGTGGCAGAGTATCGCATCCGCAGGCGGTGGGTCCACTGACTTGTTCCAGCGCGTATGAATGGGAATGTTACATAGCGTCCATTCAGGGTTCTGGATCTTGTGCCAGCGGTGCTTTTGATTCGGCGAGCTCTGTGCAGGGATGCGCTCTACGTACTGTGGTTGCCGTCTTCTCCAGATGGGCACGGAGGCTCCTTCCTTTCTTGAAGTACCCTTTCTAGGACGATGATCACGTCAGGGTCTGACAGTAGATCGAGCAGGTCGTTCAGCGTCAGTTCCCTAGCCCAGCCGCGGAGGGCCTCGCTTGCCGCCTGGATGACCTCGGTCGGCGGGTCCCAGTGGCCAGGCTTCTGTGGGAACTTCTTTTCGACGTACCTCCTCCACCGTTGATGTACAGCTTCGTCCGATGCTACATAATCGGCTGCTAGTGCACCTATGACTAGCGCGACCGCTTGCGCATGTCTAATGTTCCTCTTGTCCGCCATCTGCCTTCCATCCCCCCTCGACCGTATCGATGAAGTCCATGAGGTCCTTTTGGTCTTCCGTCATATGTTGTATCGCTAGTGCCATGAGCATAACGGTCAGTGTACTCAGGCCCTCGCGTGAAGGCGGCGGTCCTTGCGGAAGCCCTGACGGCTTCATCTGCCTACGCTGCCAGCGTACCCACGGACCGTAGTTCCTTTTGTCTGCACAGTAAGCGACGCACATCATCGCTGTCGCACAGACTGGCATGATCATGTCGTCTGTTATCGGCGGCAGATCTGGCATGTTATCCATAGGCTTCCATCCTCCGTCCACATGCCTTGCACATGCGCCTGCCTTGTTGGTCGTTAGTCATGATGTACTTGCTGCTGTAGGACCATCCAAACGGATAGCCGCACCATAGCGCGACATCATAACCGAACTGACCCGTATGAGGGTACCAACGTATGTGTGACAGCTCAGGCCTCAGCACATGGTATACCTGTGCGGTTGGCCAAGTCGACAACACATACATAACGTGCCACTTGCTTGGCAGATCTATGTGCGCTGGTCTTCGCTTATGTCCGTTATCCTGATACTGCGGCCCCGAGTGCGGTATGTCGTCAGCAAACCTACCCGTTGGTGTCTGAGGCAACAGCATCGCACCCATGGGGTCTGAACGCATACAGTTCAAGACCCCACGGGCTGTTGCGATCGGCAGTGTGCCGAGATCGTCGAGATGGTTTCTGGCCCTGACAAGGAACTCGAAGTCGCCTTGGTATGCCTTCAGGAACCGTACGGCTAGTAGATAGAGGTGCTCGGACTCGCGGACGTCGCGGTCCGTGTACCTCGCGTCAAGCGGCATCGGCGAACTGGAAGGTCACGAAGTCGCCATTCACGCTGACTGAGACCTCGAGGCCATAGTTCTTGGCGTGCTTCCGCAGCAGGACTGCCATGGAGTCGGGCATGGATCCGAAGTGGACGCCGTACTCGATCGTGTGCTCTTGGCCGTCCGTCCAAGCATTCCAAGGGTACTTGGGCGGACGGCCTAGCGGAGCCCTCCGGCTCAGTGTATGTTCCGTCATGGTAATTCCTTTCGGTTATGGGTCGCTCACTTCTTGTTGCTACCCGGACGGTGCATGTCGTGCCCCCGGCCCCTGTCGTTTGACGGGTTGTTCGGAGCCATGGGGTTCTTGCCATGCGCGTCGTACTCGGCCTGGCGGCGTTCGAGCCGCTTCAGCTGCTTCCGACGTTTGATACCGCCTATGGGTTTTCACCTCCCTTCAGTTGCCTCCTCTCTTATCACTCGCTGGATTGCCCAGCAAACCTTTCCGAACATGAATGCCTCACAGTCACAGGTGTACCTACCCTGCACACGAGCCACGTTATGAAAGTGCCCCCTGCGAGTTCGCGACGGTATCTTCCAGACCTTCTCCGCCCACTGGACGCTTATGGTCTCAGGCTGGATATGAGTCTTGAGTACCGGATGGCTCTCCGGATGGTACTGCAGCCACTTCCTGAAGAGGTCTGGCCAGTGCCTTTGCAGGAAACCGATCAGTTCCCAGATCTCTTCTTGGCCGTGAGCTATGTTCAGGATCTGTCTGTCATCAGGAGGACCGACGCCTGTCTCCAGGCCCGTTGGCCCCTTACGCCATGCTCTTCCGTACTTGATACCGCTCACGGGAGCTCCGGATTAGCGTTCCATGTAGCCGGCGGGTCGAGCACGCGCACATGAACGTCTGTATGTGTCCCCGGCGTGGCCTTCTCGAGTGCCTCGTCGCTGTTCTCTGCTTCTACCGTCCACTCTCGGACGACCCTGTACTTCACTTCCTGTCCTTCTTGACTCGTATAGTTTGCTGACGAGCCATCGGGTGGTCGCTTCCTGGCGGCACGAAGATGATCTCAGTCTCGGCAGGCCGGTTCGCCTCGACGACTGCATCATCGAACCAGCCTTCGTCGACCTTCTCGGTCTTGTAGACCGCGCCGTCGCGCCACTCAGTAATGCGCCAGCGTTCCTTGAAGACCTCGAACTGCTCGGTCATGTCCTGCTGTTACTCCTTTCTGCCATGCCCGTTAGGATTCGCGCCGCGGCATCGCCTCCGACTTCCCCCTTGAGGGCGCCTACGACGTCCTGGTCCTGCCGGATTGCGGTCTCCCAGCACTCACCGCACGCACCTGCGTACTGATGCTTCTTGCCAAGGCGGCGCCTGCGTGTGTGCTGACGTGCATCACATATCGTTGCTGCCTTACGCGCCAGGGGATGGGATGCGGTGAACCAGTCCGCCTCCCAGAAGACGCTTGCCGGCTTCTTGCCCTCCTTCTTACGCCTCTGCTGGCGGTGCTCTCGGACTGCTCTAACGGCATCCTTGACGGTGACGGAACCTTTGATGACGCGCTCTTGGGACTTGAAGTCCAGGTCGAGGAGCGCCATGTAGTGGTTGACTGTCGCATCTGTGATCCCTTGAGCCTTGGCGATCTGCTGCTGAGTCATACCGTACTCGTCGCGCAGTCTGCCGTAGCCTATTGCGCGCTCGATCGGGTTGAGGTCCTCACGGTGAGTGTTCTCAACAAGGCCTACTAGCAGTGAATGCTGCCCTGGTTGCATGCCTTCGGGTGTATCGAGAACCCTGCAAGGCGCCTCGGTCATGTTGGTCCCGAGTCGCATTGCTGTCCATCGGCGCTCGCCGGCTTCTAGCATGTACTTGCCGCTAGCGATCGGCCTCACGAGCAAGGACTGAAGCAGTCCCAACTGCTGAATCGACTTAGCTAGCTCCGTAACGTCACCCACTTCCCTGCGTGGGTTGTGCGGGTTCCTGACGATGTTATCCAGATGGATCATCGTCTCGTGTACTTCTGTCATGTGGGTGGCTGATCCTTTCCGTGAATGATGTTCATGACAGGGACGCCTAGTTCTTTGTGCATCCATGCCGCGCCGTCGAGCCATGCCTGCTTGATGATCAAGTCAACGGCTAGCTCCTTGAGCAGGAACTCTGATACGCCAAACCTGCGTTGTATGGCAAGAACTTCGCGTTCCGCCTCTAGGGTCATGGCGTCTGCTATGTTCTCCATTGTCACCTCCTTATGCGTAGTTGTGTCCCGACCTGATGTCAGAGACACGCTTCGGTGCGTGGTGGCGCGCAGGCTTTATGCCTTCATGCGGCCTCGGTACTGCCTGCCGGCTAGAAACGAGCCCGCCTAGTATGCCACCGGAGCTCGTCATCTGCTTCTTCTCTGCTTTCCTCACCTCCTCCAGGAGGTCTGCAGGAACGTTGCTGTAGGGATCGTCTTCCCGTCTCATACAAGTGGTCCTTTCTTGACCTCGACAGTGTATGTGCCGGTTACTGCTATACCATCCGGCTGAACTGTCATGTCTATTGGTGTGGTGATGCCCTTCGGCAGTCCGCAGATGCGGATCGCCGTTATCCCTTTGCTCGCATCGTGGATGTATATGACTCCACGCTTTGAGTCGATCTCTAGTACGGCTGGGACGTTGCCTGCCCTTATTGCCTCTTCAGCGACAATGTTGTAGTCAGGTTTGGTGCTCATGAGAAGGCCTCCTCAATAACGGCTCTGTAGTACGTCTCTAGCGCGATCCAAATGACTTCCTCGAGGTTGGCCTCAACCGCAGCCTCGAAGATTGCTACGGCCGCCATCCCGCTGGTGTCGATGTAGCACGGCAGGCCGTCTAGGAACTCGCACGTATCGGTCCTGCCATCGTCATCGTTTATAGGCCGCAGAGTGTGCCTAGCAAGCAGCCAGGGCTCGTATCTGAGACCATCACCTAGCACTGCGCTGGGTGTGAGTTGAGGGGCGTGCACGGTATGAACAGCCAAGAAGGTTGCCACACCATGCTCGCCCCCCACGACCCAGACGACGTTGTGCTCTCTAGCCTCGGTGTCGAAGTTTACCCTGCTGCATCGCAGGTCGCCGCGCCAGAATGTAGCGCACGCTTCCGTCTGGATGCTACTCATGTCAGGCCTCCTTCACCTGACGGATAAAGGTCTCCCACGTCCCACGATCGAACTCGAGCTCGGGCCCCTCGGGGTCCTTCTCATCGCGGACGCCCATCGAGCTAGGTCGTCTCTGTGCCCCTACACAGTTGCCCGACGGGTTGGAATAACTTGACTTGAACCAGAACCAGTCCATCTGGTCACCTCCTTTCAGGACCAGGCTCAGGTCTCCGCAAGAAGGGTGATCATGACTAAAAACCCCAGGCGACCTCTCGATCTGCCTTAGCGGACTCCTGAGCCTGGCGCTCACTGGAGGTGCCTCCACTCCTTTGCTGTAACGTCCCAGATGTACTCGTTACCGTCAGGATCCTCGATGAACAGGTCCTCACGCTCGACGTACTCCGCGGCGTACTTGTCCTTGACTTCCTCCTCGGTGCCCTCGAACAGCGAGTCGCGCTCGCTGCCCCAGATCTTCCAGGTCATCTTTGGGACCGCTTCGATGTCCCGTTCAGGCACGGCATTCGGAAGCCATCCCTCACGATGCGGCTCTTGATCCGGCACAGGCTGTCTCCTCTCGAACTGACGGAAGCCGCCGACTTCCGCGAAGCGGCGCCACTCCTCCGCCGTCACTTCAGATCCACCTCCACGGGCTGGTTGACGATCTCGTAGACGATGCGGTGCAGCCGACTGACCTTGTCGCTCATGAGCGCATTGTAACGGCGCGTCGCGCGTTCGGTGTCCGACATCAGCTCAGGGATGTCGATTCCCTTCGGCTTCTCGATGAAGCTGTGACCGTAGTGCGACAACGCCTGCTCGACGACCTCGAGATCGTCGTCCTCGAATATGAGTCGCATCATGGCCCCCGATGGAGGTCGAGCAGTCGCAGCTCGTCCTCCTGGCTAGTGTCGACTAGCGCGGCTGTAGCGACCGCCATAAGTAGGCGGCAGTCGTTAGGAGACGGTGTTCTCATATCAGCCCATCCCCGCCGGGGTGAACCAGCCCCTGAAGTCGAGCGTGAAGTTGCCCTTATCGGTGAGGGAGAACATCATGCGGAACTCCTCACCAGCGCCGGTCCTGATCACGAGGTACTTGTTGTCCGCCTCATAGTGATTGGCGCCCCGGCTGTAGCTCGTGTGACTCTCCTCGTCGAGCTCGAGCTCCTTCATGAACTCTGCAGGATCGGCGGCGGCATCGTACATCGTCGCGGCTTCACTGAGTGCGTCCGCGATCTTGTGCAGGATCCCTCCGGTCACGGGAAGACGAACTCCCTTACCCGCCCTGAGTGCGCTGCGCTCTTGATCTTTCATTGTTAACTTCCTTCCTTTGTACCCTGACGCTCTACACGCCCGAGCCGGTGTAATTCCGTCTTCCGTCACGGAGCTCCTGCTTGTAGACCCGGAAGCGAGCTCCCCGGTCCAGGTAGTCCTGAACGGTTTCGTGCCCTGGAATGATCTCGGCCAACAGGTCTCGTGCTCCGTTGAGCATGTTCGAGATCCAGTGCCTGACGATGTACTCCGTCGGCCGGTTGCAAGGTACATGCACCAGCCACTTGAAGCGCTCGGACTGAGCGTACCCTGCTGCTCGACGCCCGGCGCCCTTGGTCACTCCGCAATGGCAGAAGAGTGTAGGTCTCGCTACCATTGCGTCGAGATGAGCCCGTTCGACAAGCTCGAGCATGAGTTCATCATCCGTGAGGCTCGGCTCAGCCTCATCACCTAGGAGGCCTTGCCGCTCCGCTAGTTCCCGAACGATTCTGTCCGCCCATGCGTTGTCCTTGATCGTTACCAGTAGTGTTCTCATGTGTCACCTCCTTTCAGGGTCGACCTCGGCTATGCGTATTTCGCGCCGCAAGCGTGTCCGAGGCCGACGCTCAACGGAGGTTAATCGTTTGTGCAGTCCCGCCAGGCGGTTAGCACGACGATGTTCCTGCATTGCCAGGTGGAGGTGCCGACCTTCTGGCGGTCCTCCCAGGCGTTAGCCAGCGCCGATCCGTCCCCGCCGCAGCCCTGTACAGGCGGACAGGTGGAGACGCTGCTGTCGATTCCGGTGTTGACGATCCACCCGCTGCGGTACCGCGCGTTGGGAAGGTCGGTGGACTTGATCGTCACTCGATAGCGCATGCATCCGCCTGGGTGCGATACCGACGTGAGATGCACCGATGCCGATCCTGGAGGACCGTAGCGGGTGTGAGTGGCGGTACCGCCTCCGTTACAGTCTCGCGGAATGGCCGATGCTGGCGAGACGTGCAACGTCGCCACTGCACCGACGGCGAGCGCTGCCGCTCCTGCTGCTGCGATTGTTCGTCGCATGGTTATCTCCTGACTCGTAGATGTTTGCCTGTCCGGTTGAACCAGGTCGCTGCTTGC